CAGCAAGAATGTCTGAAACACTGCGTTCAGAAGTTTCCATTGCCATAATAGTCCTCCCTAGCATAGCGAGATGTGGTCGGAATACTCTAAAGGCTATTAAAGGTTTCGTTAGCGGATCGACAGAACAGGGTTTCAAAACGCCAGGAGCCGAATTATGGTAGTTTCAATCAAAGATGTCAGGGGTCAGAAGTCAGGGAATAGGGACCATGGAGCAGGGGATGGAGAGTGTGGGTTCAAGTGGAAAAAAAGAAACTGGATTTCGATATATCATCCCAGCCCTTTCAAAAACTATTCTGTTTGAATATGTAGCATCAATGCTGATTCCGTTGCTGTAGGCAGTAGTTCCCCATGTAATAGCTGTTGGAGTATCAACAGTAGCAGCAGACTGAGTGTTAAAATCTAAAAACGATCCATAGCCCCAGCCGCCAGCCGGTGCGCCTCCATAACCAAGCGGAACCCACTCACCATCAACTGAAACAACAGGGTGCTGAATGTCTCTATCCCACATGATAAGACCATCCTCAGATGCCTTATCACCGCCAACAAGCTCTGCCAGCTTGCTTCTGGTTCTAATGAGGTATTGGTATATCCTGGTAGCCCATGTCTCTACTGAGCCGCCTGAGATTACTGGTGGCTTTTCACTCAACGTCTGCTACCCTGTATCACATCTAGCCGGTTTATGCCTACACGCCAATCAGAAAGCCTCTGACCCTCAACCCTAATCCTGATCTGCCTGCCGGTGAATCTTAGGCTGGTAGGGTTAGACATTGTGTATGGTCCATACTCTCTTTCAGTATCATTTGGGTGGAATCGAGTCTTGAATGTTGCATTGACATCGCCCTGAGTCTTTTCATCAGGGATCATTTCAACTACTGAAGCTGTATTGTCACCAGTTCCAATCATGATAGGACCAGACTCGGCATAAGGTGTCAGCGATCCGTAATCAAATCCGTACTCATGATCGTACAAGTGATAGTCATCAGCAGATGCCCAGATAGGTCTTTGCAATGCCCCGTGATCAACGCCAGATGTTCTAGCAATCTCGCCAATAGCCCAAGTGTTTTCAGAGTAGTTGTAAGTAACGTATCTATCGCACTCATTGTTTGCGCTTGATGGATAAAACCACCATACCTCGCTGTTTCTAGCGTTGCTGACAGCCCATACCTTGCTGATCTGGTTTGCGTTAATGTCTGAGAAAACGTAGTCAGATACGCTGCTTGGGAGCTTCTGAGCCTGACCGCCATCATAGACAAAGAATGATTTTCTACCCATCCAGACTGCGCCTGCGCCGATATTAGCAACAGCCTTCTGAGAGATTATTCCACAAGATGAGCCAACACGCTCAATGCCATAAACATAAGGTGGCCCCTGATAGGTTGCAGCATGAGCATCGATACTGGTTAAGATTAGAGTCTGGTTTCTGACCCTAATCCCGCACATGATCTCGCCCTCTGTCTGAAGCTCAAGATCCCCAGCCTCATTGGTAGCAGCAGGTGTCCAAGTGGTGTTATCTTCCTTGTCTGACCATTGAACAAGTCTGGGATTTCCGCCAGCACCTAGAGCAAACAGGAATCTTTCCTCGGTAACAATGATAGCCCTGTTGTCTACTGGAGCATTAGTGACAACAGCAGCAGGCGTTCCGGTATTTAGCTGCCACTCATAAATCTTGCCATCATCTATGGTGCAACCAACAAGATACTCGCCCCAGTTATCCAGCGACCAAGTAGTCACCATCTGAGGTGATGTAGTCTCAATCCTTGGAGTGCCATAATAATCAAAGCCATACAAGCCAGCACCAAAGCCGCTAGTGGTTGGTGAGTCCTCGATTCCTGTAGTTAGTCCAGTAGGTGTGATGTCAAACCTAATTCCACCCTGATTCCAAACGTACAGCTTCTCGTATGTGCCTCCAGCAATATACTTATCGCCTGAGTTATCAGTCCAAGCAAGCATACCTCGGATAGAAGCGGCGGCAGCAGTCTGGCTTCTGATAGTCCAGCCACCTACCGGCCTCATAGTGCCATCTATCCAGCGAACAAGGTTTGAGTCTCTCCACCTGTTAGCTGATTGGAGATCAGTCCCGTTGCGATAAATACCAGACTCAATCTGGAGTGGAATTAAGGCCATATAGCCCCTCGTCTATTCGTCTTTAAGAGACTCAGTTAGCATATTAACAAAAGCGTTCTTGCCGACCTGCAACTGGTCAAGGTTGAATCTTGCGCTCTGAAGTTTTCTATCTAAGTCAGTAATATGGTTTACCATTGCTTGCTGCTCTGGTGTCATATCTTCAAAAATGTACTCTTTGTCATCAATCGTGATGGGGGTCTTTTTATCTTTTCCCATTGTGATTCTCCTGTTAAGTTAAATTACCAAGGTAAGCCATTTGCGCTGACTGGATTCTCCAGAGCATCAATCTGTGCCTGTAAGCCAGCTTCGATAGTGTCAACATCAATGCCTTCAGAAGCCTGTACCCAGCCGATAACTGTAGCTTCATCAAGGCTGTCATAGGCTACAAAGCCATCAGCAGATGCGTCAGGGCTAAAGCCTACAGAGCCATAGCTGGTTGCTGTGTTATCGCCACTGGTCAGGGTAGCTCTCCAGTGCGCTGTGGTGACTCCACCATCAGCCGTGTTGCGTTCTAGTTGTTCGATTGTCCAAACTGTTGCCATTAGCTTATGCTCCTTTAGGGCTTGGTTCTTTTTCTAGGTCATCTTCTGTTTTTTCAGGCTCAACAATTACACGCCCTTCATCATCTGTCCAGTCAGTATCGTACATATGCGGGTCTTTTCTTTCGCCCACTACTAACCATGAGATTAAATCAGTACAACTTGAATCTTGAGCTTCGATGGTTAATATGTTGCCAGAAACAGAGCCTCTTACATTTGTCCAGCTTTCTTCATTTGATGTAAAGCATTGAACATCTCGACATAATGCAACAAAAGTACCTTCTGTCATGCCGACAGCCTCATCTATATTTACAGTAGCTACTCCACCTACAAGATTTACTTTACCTCTGTAGTAAAGGTCAGCTTGTGGAGCTTCTACAAAAGAATGCACTAGATAGTGAGTGTCTGATTTTAGAGGATGGTCTATCTTAAATGAGCCTGAACCCTTAGATAATGCTCCGACAACACTAAGAGATTTGCTGCTTCCTGTAAAGGTGGCTATTGTTACGCCTTTACCATCAGCGATTCTTAAATTTCTAAACTGAGTAGTTCCACCTTGGTAGCTATAGTAGTTTATATATCCATTTGCTGTTGCGTTAGTGTTATCCATGAAGTGCAAGCTATCAGAGCTGGTAGTTAAATTTGACCCCTTTATTACTCCAGAAACGTGCAGAGATTCAGTAGGGCTGCTAAGACCTATGCCGACTCTGCCCAACGAGTCGATGCGCATACGTTCACTATTAGCTGTATGAAAGGTCATTCTATCTTCAGCATGATAATACTGAATAAGTCCCTTATACTGGTCTGCTGTTGCTGTGCCATCAGCGAATACAAGCATTCCTGTGCTTGTAGTGCTTCCGTATATAGTTATTCCTCTGCTGCCAGTTCCATTTCCAATTACTAAATCATCAGCAGGTACTATAGTAAATGCGCTAGGGTTGCTGTTGCGTATACCAACATTGCCATTAAAGATAGCGTTACCTGTGGTTGGTTCAAAGTAGGCAGCGTCAATAACGCCCTCTTGAGTAATGTAGAGCCTGTCATTAGTGTCGGAATTATTCAAATTCCAAGACACGCCAGTTGTGTTGACCATTCTAAACTTTGTATCAGCGCCTATCTCTGTAATAGTGACATCGCCTCCTGTATTTACAGCGCCCGAAAAGGTGGCAAGCTGACTGCCACTAGAACCTGATAAGGTTAGGTTGGTTATTCCGTTGTCTGCTTTCAGAATAAGAGATGAGGTTAGTCGCTTAGAAGCAAGCGTAAAAGTTTTGTTGGTGTAGTCCCACTGAGCATACGCGCCTGCATTGTCAGTAGGTGTTCCAAAGAAAAGCGAACCTACAGAAGCATCTGGATTTAATATGCTTATTCCAGAGTTTCCACTGTTTTCAAATACACCTTCATCTGCGCTTGTTGACGCAGTAACAGTGCCAGCACTTCCAGTATGCACATGCAGCGTACCATCTCCTAAGGTAGTGCCTATGCCGACATCACCAGCAAAGGTAGTATTCTGACTTGAATCAATAGT